GCCTCGAGGGCCGCACCGACGATGAAGTTCATGACGTTACGCTGCTCGTCCGTCATGCTGTCCACAACTTCCTGGACAGTAGCGTGACCCAGCTCGATGTCGTCCTCGTCGAACTCCTGAGCCGAGTGCTCGAGTGCGAGACCGAAGGTGATGATCGCCGCGTCGTCCAGCTCTTCGTACGAGCCGTCGGCGTGAGCGATGGTCACGTTGTCGATGAAGGCGCCCGGGTTGGCGCCGGCCAGGCATAGGCTGACCTCACGGATCATGCCGTGGAAGACCTGCTTCGACTTCTCCACCAACTGGTTGGCGAAGATGGAGAGGGCCTTGATGTCGCCGTGCTCGACGAGTGCCTTCGAGTTCCTGCCGGCCTGGGTGTCGTTGAAGAACCCGTAGCCGTAGATGCCGTCCTCACGAGCTTCGAGAAGGGCGTGGCCGAGGACGTTGCCCGGCTCCTTGTGACCGTGCTGCCACACCAGCGGAACCTGCATGCCGTCCATGTGCTTGAACGCTTCGGGCATGATGGTTCGGCCGTCGGAGCACTTGAGATTGGCCTTCGTGACGTAGCCACTGAAGTCAGCTACTGCCATTTTGACCGTCTCCTTCCATTGGTGGTTGTGGAGCTGACTCCGACGGAGCCGGCATGTTGCTGTTGCGAAGTTGATCAGCCTTCGGATCCCGAGAAGGACGAACGCCGATGAACTGACGGATCTCGTTGGAAGACAAGATCTCGTTTCGGGTGAACTTGTCCGCGATCTCCGCTACATCGTTGATCGGGACGAGCTTGAACGGGTCTCTGTAAGCCAGAATCGATTGCTTCTGAGAACGAGCCGTCTTGGTCAAGAAGGATCGTCTCATGGCTTCGACAATGGCGTTGAGAATCGGCTCGACGGTCCTGTTGTGGTAGTTCAACATGACCTTCTCGTCGGCGGTTCCGTTCATCACCTCTTCGGTGATCCCCAGCTGTCCGTAGACCATCTTGGTCAGCATCTCAATCTCTTTGAGGAGATTGTTTTCGACAGGCCTGTTGAGCTGGGTGATCTTCTCGGTCCCGTCTGTGTAGGCGATGCCGTACTGGCTGCCCTTCAGCTGGAACTCGATGTCCTTACGTCTCTGTTCGGCTTGCTGTCGGCGGGCGTCAGACTTGATAACGTAAGGAAGCTGGATGATCATGTCGAGTTTGCCCGACGCGGCGACTTCGTCGATCTGGTCCAGAAGGTTCAACTTCCGAATCAGTCGCTGCAACATCGAGTTCTGCTCATTCATGACCGGGTACAGCGGATTCTCGACGATCGCGACGGTGTTCTTGGCGAGGGTGATGTCTTCGCGGATTCCCTTGTCGGGATGATCGTTGTAGACCTCAGCCTTGATGTGTCGCGGATACCAGTTGATGATCCGTCCGACCCGCATGGTTTGGATGTCGTAACTACCAGACACATTCGGGTTGAGCGTAGTGTCAACTGGAACGATTGCCGCAACCCCCTTGTCCAGCGTGGTGTACGCAACGTCCTGGAGGAACGCCGTTGCCGCTTGATCGAGGTTTGCTTCGACCTTCAAGCAGTTGTTGAGGCTGCTGGGGATCTCCTCGAGGAAGCGGTCGTCGTCATCTACCCGAACGTGTCGGATGGATGCTGATGCGACGTCAATGCTGATGCGAGTCAGGATGGAATTGACGATCGAGCGTTCATTCGTCCAGATTGTTCGATGCTGGTAAGGCCGGCCTTCGAAGCTTGCGCTACCGTAACTGAACTGATTCGTTACTTCCAGATCAGGACGGGCGAAGGCGTTCCACGCATGCTTCAACCTGTCTCTGAAAAAGCCCATGAGTCACCTCCTTCCTGAGCGTGTGCGGGGGTTGTTACTTCTTCTGGATCTTCTCGAGATTCCTCACGGTGCGGTTGTTCGCTGCGATAGCGATGGCACCGATCGGACCGGCGAGGATCAAGTTCGCAGCCTTTTCGCCCTTCGTCATGCGAGCGGCGACTGCGGCGTCCTTGTTGGTGACGAGTTCGTTGTGAAGCTTCACGAGCTTCTTGGCTTCCGCTTCCTGCTTCTTGCCGGTAGCCAAGTTCGTCTTGTGGACTTGAGCCTCGAACTGAGACGCACGAGACTGTTGGCGCGCTCGAGCATCCTTGATCTCGTCCGTGGAGAACTTCCGCTTCTTGTGCTGTCCCCACTTCATGCCCTTGACGCCGTGGTGTGCGAGCTCTTCGAGGCTCGGCTTCTCGGCGCCGACGATCTCCGTCATTCGAAAGCCTCCCTATGGGCTTTGTAGGCGACGTAGGCGTCCATCATGGCCGCCACATTGTCGATCTTTTCGTCTTGCCGGCGCTTAAGAAGCTTCCGGTTTCCGTTGGTATCCTCCAGAGTGATGGCGTTACCCATCGTGAACGACATCAGGTTCTCGTCGAATATGAGCATTCGCTCTTCGGCCAAGATCTTGAGTTCGCCCAAGGGAACTGACTCTGTTCGAGCACCTTGAATAACCTTTTCGATGCCGAACGGGCCGTTCTCTGCTTCCCAGCGAGCTACGAACTCTTTTGCGTTGTACGGGTCGAATCCAAATGACCGGACGTCATACTCAAGTTCTTGAATATGGTTGTCCAGATCCTCGTAAACCTCCATCATGTCGAGAACCGTTCCGCTCATGACGTGAAGGCTGCCTTCGTTGATGAATTCGTCATACTTTGCTCTCAAAGCTCCGGGGAGTTTCATGAGAGTGAGTTCTGTAATGTAGCTTCGGGTCTTTACACCGAACTTATCGGCGCGAAGTGGGAAGAGGAATGTGAACGCACAGAAATCGTCACCCATAGACAAGTCAGCGCCCAAAGAACAGGGCAATCCCCAAAACTTCTGAGGACGATGGGGCAGAGTTTCCTCGTAAGTGAAGAAGTAGGTGTAGCCTTCCATCGGAATTCCGAACCGTTTGGCCAGAATATCGTTCCGAGAGGCCGGCGCCTTCTCTGCTCGTTCAACATCGAGCTGGTATGTCTCGTATGTGACTGTCTTTCCGAGGTTCGGATTAGCCTTAAGCCACATCTCAGGTTGAGCAACTTCCTCGAGCTCGTCCAGCTTGTAATGCCAGATCGAAACATGAGGTGCGTGGTACTCACCCTTGAGAATGTCTGCGAGCTCCATCTTGATGGTGTCACCGGATCCGTTTCGCACGGTTCCCTCAGAGCTGATGGCCACAATCAAGTAGTCATCGAGCTTAGAGGCACCCTGTTCGACGGCGCCAACGACATCTTCGCGGAGATCTCCAGATAACCACTCGTCGATCGTCGAGACTTTAGGTCTTAGACCCTGTAGCTTGTTGATCGACATCGGTCGAATCTCGAGGAGCGAACCGGTTAGGAAGTTCTCGACGCCTTTCTTTGTCGAGGCCAACTTAACGCGGTTGGCTCGGGAACCGGTAGTGTTCTGTAGAGACCCTTCCGTCAAAAATTTGAACAGAGGACCACGACTACGAGTGATCGACGTACGAATAGGCGACATTACTTCGTCGGCCTGCTTCATCGTCGGCGCAGTAGTGATTTGATGAGTGGTTGTTGTATCGACGTTGAGAAAATAGTTCTGAATCAACGACGCATACATCGACTTCGCAGCGCCTCGAGCCACGATCAGGTATTGCTTTGAGATGAGGCGCTTCTTGATTCGCTTTTCGACATAACGACCAGGTTGTCCATCCTTACCTGGAACGTAAACCTGTCGATCAACGAAGTAGTACCACCCAAATATCTGTTCGGCCCACACCTTGAAGCTATCGAGTAGGTGTAGATCTGCACCGTCAGTCAGCGTAAGCTCACCTTCGGCATACAGAATAAAGCCCTCAACCGCGTTGTCGTCGTAGTAGATGTTCGGGTTCGCGATGAGAGCGTCGATCCGGTTCATCTCCATTGCGATCTCCCGATTAACCGGAATTTCGCGACGAATAACCGCATCACGGAACCGACCATAGTAAATCGGCGTCGCGGTGTTCGACAACCCCATCGCAAACCTCCCTTCTACTTCTTCGCGTTCTTGATGGCTTCATTCACGAAGCCAGAAGCCTGCGTCTTCACGGTTTGCTCGACGTTCTGCTTACCCGTGTCGACGATGAGCTTCGCTAAAAAGGCCTTACCCTTCTGGGTACGGGTCTTGTCCAAACCGTTGGACAGCTTGCTGAACTCCTGCTCGAGCCGCATGCGGTCCAGAGCATCACGAAGTTCGGCATTGCTGAGGATCTTCGTCGTCTTCTGTTCCTTGACGCGAGACTTGATGGATCCGACCCGATCGGCGTCAGCAGAGTTCGGTTCCGTCTGCCTATTCCGCTTGGCCTTGATGTGCTGACCCCACTTCATCCCCTTGACACCGTAGTGCTCGAGGAAATCGGCGCCAGCCTGTGTGGTTGACATGCTGACCTCCAAGTCGGCGCTGTCGAAGGATTTGAGTTGAAACGTCGGACCCGTAGATTCGCCGTTCCATAGGGCAATTTGGTCGAACTCGACCCAGCCGATCCCGTACTCAAGATCATCGGACTTCGCCGGCGTTTCGGGATAGCCCAAGGTGAGATGTGGAGTCCATTCCGGGTACTGAGTCGCCGACTGGTAGGCAGTACTGATGTCCCTATCTACCAGAAGATTGTCGCGGAACTCTTTGAGCCGTTTGTAGGACCAGCTCTTGTCGAAAAAGAGAACATCCGCGTCTTTGTCGCCGAGCACGCCGCGTCGTTCAACGCTCATACCGAAACGGCTGAGTTGAGACGCGGCGTGCTCGATGAATTCGGCAGCATGCACGAACTGTTCCGGCGTCCAATCGACGTCTCCGAGATAGAGAAGCGTCATGTGAGGTACCGGTTCGCTGGAAACCTTCCAGACACGCTCGTCCCGCCGGGGGATGGCGACAACGACCAATTCCAAACGTGATGGATCAGCCATTGTCAACCACCTCTGGGTCAGGGTCGGTCCAGATGGTTGCTTCCATGTGGACATTGAGTCGCCACTCGTGCTCTTGGATCTGCTGCTTCATGGCTTCGATCAAGTACGACGTCTGAGGCGGATCGAAAAGCATCCGAACCCGCAACTGGATGTACGTCTTGACGGGGTTGAGCCGAGGATCGGCCCCGAGGTAGGTGGACCACGTGGCTGTCTCGTCCTCGATCATGAAGCCCTCAGCAGGTCCCACTCCGAGCTGAGTCAGAGTGGCAAGCGCCGAGTTGATGTAGATGATGATGTCCGGATCGAAGACTGTGTAGTCTTCGGGAACACCCAGATTCTTCTTGATGCTTGTGAGGATGCTGTCAGTCATGTGGTCACCTCCTCAGGTGCCTACCATTTTGACGGTTGGGCGTCAGGCCTTCTGCGCGGCCTTGACCGCGGCGGTGTTCTCCTTGACTGCGGCGATCAGCTCGGCGTTCTCCTTGCGCTCCGCGGCGTAGGCGGCGCGCTGCTCGTCGAGGATCGTGTCGCCGGTGCCCTTCTCGTCGGAGTAGAACGCCCGCCAGTAGTCGGCGTTGCCCTGGAGAACGCCGGTGCGGATCGCGGCGACGAACTCCTCCTTGCTTTTGAACAGTGCCATGATGGCCTCCCAGTCGTCGAGGATGTCCTCCGGCTTGTGGTTGTCCGCGACGGACAGCCAGAGGGATGTGTTGGACTCGGCCGCCGATGTGTGGCGGATCGAGACGTGGATGTGACCGGTGTGCGGGTCGTCGCCGTCGTAGGGACGCTTCGCCCAGTTGTAGGTCACGCTGTAGATGTAGCGATCGTAGATCACGTACCAGACCCGAGGGTCTCCGATGAGTGCCCTGACGACAGCCGGCGCGTCGATCCCACGTACGTCGATGTCGATGGCACGAACAACTCCGCCGGCATCCCAGTCGGGGTTGTGGTCGGACTTCCGAGCCTGGTGAGAGGTGTCTCCGATCGCACCGTCGCTGGCCGTAGTGCGGCGTGGCCAAGCTCGGTTGACCTCGTTGCCGAGAGCAATCAGCGAGGCTGCGAGGTACCAGTCGTTGCGGCCTTTCGCCATTGCTGACCAGTTGGTCATGGTCCTCCTTCCGTTGATTACCAGAGTTTCGTGTCCCCACGCTTACGCTCGACAAACTTCTTCGGGAGTTGCCTCTCGTCTCCGTAGTGAATAGCGTTGTGGGTCGTGTGAGTGGTTGTGATCAGGAACTCCGGATCGAGAATATTGAGTGCACCCTCGAAGACTTCTTCCGGTTCCATGGGATTCATGTGGTGGACGTAGATCCGATCATGAATCTCGTAGCCGTCGATGCCGAGATCACAACCATTGTCTCGGACGATGACGTGCTGACGAATACGTTTCCATTCGGATGACCTGTAAAACATCTGGTTGATCCAGCGGTCGAACCCGAAGGTGTCGTTGCCAACAACTCCGTGGAGGGCGAGGTACTTGAAGCGCTCTTCGAAGGTATGAAGCTTACTCAGTTCTGAATAAGTCCTAATCTTCGTAGTCATCGTAGTCCTCGGGAGTTTGAATACCTTGGTAACCACGCATGGCGTTCAGAGCGTCAGCAATCAGCTCTTCCTGACGCTGTTGCGATCTCATGAGCTCCATCTTGGTTTGGGTCAGCTCGTTCTCGTTCCGCAGTCGTTCTTGTTCAAGCTTCTCACGCGATGAACCGAGCTTGAGAAAATGCGTGACCTCCTGAGCCGACGCCGAACCTTCCAGAATACGCTTCTCGGCCAAGTCATAGGCCGCTGCGATGAGCTGATTCTCTCGAGCCTCAGGAGTTGTGGCCGGTGGTAGACGACTTCGCGGTTCGTCATTACCACTTACGCGTCTCGCAGCCATGGATCAACTCCTTCCC